CTACCTAAGACTGTGCCGCGCGCTTTGGCGGCTTGTAGAGCTGATTTAGTGCGTTCGCTGATCTTACGAGCTTCCCATTCTGCAAACACAGCGGCCATCTGGAGGAAGGTGCGATCTGCTTCTGGCATATCTGCGGCTACAAACTGTACGCCAGACTCAAGTAAGCCAGATATGAAGTGGACATTACGAGCAAGACGATCCAGCTTGGCAATGACTAAAGTGGCGCCAGCTGACTTGCATTGACTTAGAGCCGCCTTGAGCTGGGCGCGGTGGTTATTGCGGCCTGACTCAATCTCTGTGTACTCGGCTATAAGTTCAGAGCCCTTGGCAAACTGCTTAACAGCTTCACGCTGGGACTCAAGGCCAAGGCCTGATTGACCTTGACGCTGAGTAGATACGCGGTAGTAGGCAATGTAGTTCATTTTTTTACCCATACTTGACGATATGTATTTGGCAAAGCAGTTGCGCCCTGACTAATCCATACTTGCTTCTTAGTCATACTGCGCTTGGCCTCCCACTCTTTGCGGGCAAAAACTGCGGCCTTTTCAGCTAAATCTAAACTGACAATTTTGCCTTCAACAACAAACTCGTAATCTAATTCTGGGGTATTAAAAGTTGATACATAGCGGGAAATATCCCAGACTGCGTATTCAAAATCAATCCATTGATTGGATCGGTACTTAACTACTTCTCCAGTTGCTTTGTATGTAATCTGAAATTTCATATTTAAACTCCTCTATCTGGGTGGTTTAGGTAACTAATGTTGTCACCATGATTGAGACTCTAATCCTTGCCTATTCTTGTTGTCAACACTTTTTTGCAAATAGTTAAAAATAAATCTTGAGTGTTGTATTTAATGATATAGTTTATTCATGGAAAATAAACGAAGCCGAGGCAGACCGAGGAATGTGGGCCACAATGTAGCCCTTTTGATCCGCGTGTCTGATACCACCAAGGCCTTATTAGATAAGGCTAAAGACGATCAAATGAGATCAATCGCGTCTATTGTTGAGGAGTGCATCAAGGACTGCTTGACAGCCCGGTACGCGCCAATAAATGAGCGCATCAATAAATTCTTAGGCGGCAAATGATTATTTTGAACTTGCCATTCCCGCCTAGTGTTAATACCTACTATCGCAGAGGAGCTCATACAACTTATATGAGTAAGGGTGGGCGCGAATATAAGCAGAAGGTGGCTGAGTACATTGCTGATAGCAATACGCCTAAGCTGGGCGCGTCTAGGCTGTCTCTAGAGATCGTGCTGTGGCCAAAGGATAGGCGCAAATATGACATTGACAACAGAATTAAGGCTCTACTGGATAGCTTGCAAGATGCTGGTGTATTTGATGACGATGAGCAGATAGATCAGATCAATATACATCGCGGCACCGGAATAATAAAAGGCGGGTCAGCAAGAGTAATGATATGGGTAGAAGGTGAAGAGTAGAGGCAAGGACATAACGACTGAGGATGGCCGTGTAATGAACACATACAGCGAGGAATACCGATGCTACTGTGAGGCCAGAACAGTCTTTAAAAGATTTAAGGTAAAGAAAACGCGGCAGAAGTATCTAGCAGAGGTATATACCAAGCGAGGCCCGGAAGGACATCAGGTTTTGTATGACGAGATGATGAGGTTATGGGAGTGGAGAAAAAAAAATGAACAATGAACTGGCAGACGAATCTTTTGATAGAACTGCAAGCCACATGGCTGGTGAATATGTTAGTTATCCAACAAAGACACTAACAGATGAAGAAATAATTGAAGTCCATAGAAATAACCCATTTATAGACGGATATTTAAATAAAAACTTAATTGAGTTTGCTAAAGCCATACTAAGAAAGGCACAAGAGAAATGATTGAAGCTATAGTCAAGCCACAACCATTAGACAATGATGTTGGGGTGATGAAAATACTGCAACTGATGGGTCAGCTTACTTTGAGCGACATTCAATATGTCTTAAAAGTTACCTTGCATATCTATGGAAAGACTCACGAAAAATGAGTTTTACTATCACTACAAAAAATGGTATGAGAGTAGATCAATGGTTTCAAACTGTGGATCAGTTGCTTGTGTCTATGCTTAACAATCCTGACGATAGGTATTGGAGGAATAAATGAAGAAAATAATAGAGCAGATCGATCAAGCGATGCCACCGGGCGGTGTATTAGATGTCACTCTGGAGAATATTCAAAACATAGCCAGCGCTTTGGTATCAGCTCGTAAATGTATTGTCAGCCAGTCTCAACAGATGAGCTTTCTAGAGGTGCAGATTAAAGAGATATTGATCCGAAGAGCCGAGCAACACGCTAAACGAGAGTGCAATGACTAACGCGATGCGACTGCCAGACAATGTAATCCCTTTTAAGGTAGCTAAGAGGCGCCCTAAGATCATCGAGAAGGAAGATGTACCTCATCAGAAGGCTTATTGCATTACGCCCTTTAGAGCCGCATCTGATAAGAACTTACATGAGCAGACTTTGAGAGTCTTAATGATTCTGTGCTCGTACACCAACAGAGCTGGTATTACTTGGGTAGGCCAGACCACAATGGCCAAGCAACTCGGAGTACATCAACAGGCTATAAGCAGACAGATCAAGCTACTTGAGAAGCTAGGCTATCTACAAGTTGTCAGCAAGGGTTTTAAAGGTGAGAGAGCAGATACAAGGCGAGTGATCTTTGATCCAACTGTCAGCACAGAAGATGCTATCGGTATTGCATCCACAGCTGAGGAAGATGCAAGGCCACCATCAATGGTTAAAGAGGAGATGAGACAGATGGATGAGGAAGTTAGGCAGAAGTTTGTTAAGCAAGCCATGGAGATGAGCAAGGGCTTTGGTAAGGCAAATGTGTTTAAGGTGAACACAGAGCCAAAGGATACGGATTCAATAACAGTTAGGGAGATGAAGATGAAGATTGCTGAACACAAGGAAAAGGTTAAACGAGTGGCCAAGGTGAAGCGTGAAATACTCAAGAAAGATGCTGACGAATTGATGGCCAAGGTAGGAAAACTTGTTGTCAATCCTGTGGATAACTCTGTGGATAACTCATCATCTGAGGGGTTACATATACAACACCATACACAACACCTAGATGTTGTACAAGGGGATAATAATAAGGTACTAGATAAGGTATATATAAAGGAATTAAGTAATAAGTTAATAAGTATTTATAAGTTAAAAGTAGGAGTAATAAATAAAGTTGAAAGAGTAATGACTGATAGTGATAAAGAGGTAATGTTGTCATTAGTTGAGATGGGATTGACTGAGGAGCTGTGGTCAATGATCGTGGATGAGACATTGGCCAACTGCCAGACAAGCAGAAGGGAGCCGCCTCATCGCATAGCCTACTTCAAAGAGGCAATCCAACGAGTATTAAATACTGATTAGAAGCCATTAGAGGTATCTAGGAGAAGCGATCTATGACTAGGATAAGCAAGGGTAGCCAAGAGGCAATCAAATTGAATACAGAGCTTTCTATGGGGTCTGTACTAAACCCAAACGAGGGTATGAGATTTGTACCCCCATCGAGAGACATCCCCTTGGCTGGGCGATACATCACGATTGGTACATTATCGCTAGGTCTGGCCATGTGCTCGCCTGTGGGAAGTGACCCTTTGCCCCCCCTACCCTCTACCTGTACCGAGGGGTACTTCACACAATTTTTCCCTACCTTTTTCAACCACAAGGAGTAAATCATGACAACCATGTCAAAGGAGCAGTTAAGAGCAGAGCTTCATGTTTTTGTAGTTTCCAAATTAAGAATGGGTTATGCTCTTCATGCAGTAACACAGGCGCTAATCATTGAGTCTCAGAAGTTACATGAGACAGCTGACATAGTGGAAGCAATTAGAGAATTTGATTTAGACGAAGGAGAGGTGGAGTAATGGCATTTGAGATGAGACCGGGAGCGTTTTCCCTATTTAAAAACGATAAGAAAACTAAGGATACGCAACCGGACTGGAAGGGCTCTATCAAACTTCCGAATGGGGAAGAGTTCTGGTTTGATGCTTGGACTAAGAAGGGTAACAACGGAGACTTTATCTCAGGGAAGATCGGTAATCCTAAACAGGGGAGCTCTACTGTGGATCAGCCAGCCGCGTTTAAGATTTATCCGCAAGCTGTCCCGGCTGACAACGATATTCCTTTCTGAGACCTATGGCCACTAAACTTGCAAAACAAGTTCCGAGCGTAAAGAACTGGGGCGGCATCCGCTCCGTTCAAAGGCGCCTAGAGCGCTCTGAGACGATCATGGAGAACAAGGAAGCTGTGGCCTATGCTTTGCTGTGTATGGCCAATACAAAGCTAACTGACATCATGAGCTGGGATGAGGAAGGCAATGTTAAAGTTAAAGCCAGTCGAGATATTCCAGATCATGCTTTGCAAGCCATCAAGTCTGTCAAAGCCGTAGAGCGTACTGATAAAGATGGTGTGACAACTCGCACAATCGATATTGAGCTGTATGACAAGGTAGGCGTATTGCGTTTGCTGGCCAAGGCGTCTGGCTTGCTGGAGGCACCAGAAGATGAGAGTAGCAAACCATCCGTGATTGGTATTAATATTCAAGCACCACACGATATTGAGGATGTAGATTTAAGCAAATAAACTATGGGGTTACACCGACACTATTCAGCTCGAGATAACGAAGTTATAAGACTAAAAAGACTTTGTAACCCCACCCAACAGGAGTGAACTAATGGCACACTTTGAGCCTAATCAACCGCCGCATGATGCAGTAAACCATCCTAAACACTACACCAGCCATCCATCTGGGATAGAGTGTATTCAGATTACTGAACACATGGGGTTTTGCCTTGGTAATGCCATGAAGTACATCTGGCGCGCAGACGATAAGCATGACGCGATTGAGGACTTACGCAAAGCAAAATGGTACATTGAGCGTGAGATTGCTAAAAGGCTGAAATGACTGACGAGAGAATTACTGAAATAGCAACACAAGCTAAATTCTGGAATATGAATGGAAGCCTTGCTCGCTTTTACTGGCTAGAGTTTGCACAAGAGTTGCTCAAAATATACGAAGAGGAGAAGGCTGATGCTTAAATGGACTGGCACTACACTTTGCTTGCTAGGCATTGCGCTTACTAGCTTTAATATCTACCCCCTAAATATTTTTATTGGCTTTATTGGCTCTGTATTGTGGGCCACAGCTGGGTACATTCAAGATGACTTACCATTGCTGATAGTAGAGCTGGCCGCAGTTATGATTTATTTTTTTGGCATCGTAGCGTATGTGTTATTAGCGCTTAGAGGCTGGGGAATTTTGTAGTATATATTGCACAAATTTAGGACAACAATGTCCTATGTTTGCATGAATTTTTAATAAATTAATATGTACACTTTTCTTTGTTTTTTATACATATAGGTATTAATGTATATACAAAATATATACCTTTGGGTATCAAAGTTCTAGAGGATCAAAGCCTAGCTCGCTGGCTACCATCTTGCAACGAGTTCTAAATGGCTTTCCATGTTGCATCCATTTATCGCCTTTTTGCCTGTGAAAGCTCATGTGAATACACTCATGCGCTAGTGTTGTCAGTAATGTGTAATAGTGACCACATCTTGCAGACGAAATTGTAATTGTATGCTCGTAATCTTCCCCAGTATCGTACAGATAGGTACCCATCAATTCTGGATCAACTGTAATTACAAAATCAATTTCCTCTGGCAGAGGCATTTGCCATTTGCTAAATGGATAGCAACAGTACAGAGAAGAGTAT